GGCTAATCTTGTGACACCGGGTAATCGCAAATGGCGGCGCGCAAATGATAAACAAAAACGCGCTCTGGTTAGCTCTTTAAATGATCAATTTTTAGAAGCAGCATTTTCACGCCTTGTTGGTTTGCCGGGCAATGAAAAGGTTGGCCGCGCAGCTAAAGACATTGAAGGGCTAAAAGATAGAGGTATGTTATGACAATTAGCACAACGAACATCACCAAGTCATATAATGGCAATGGATCTACGCATTCATTTGCGTATGACTTCCCTATATTCGCTGATGCCGATTTAACGGTCATTGTGCGCTCAGCGGCTGGCACTGAAACAACAAAGACCCTCAACACCCATTATGTTGTTACCGGCGCTGGCGCGTCTTCTGGCGGCACAGTCTTGTTTAAGTTCAATACCGGCACCAGCTCTGACGCGCATTATTCTTTAACAGACCAGCGCCCGGCTAGCGGCGAGACTGTTGTTATCAGATCAGAACTAAGTAACACGCAAACGCTTGACCTTGTGGCTAACGATCCATTCCCGGCTTCAAGCTTTGAAGCAGCGCTTGATCGTTTAGTGCGGATGGTTCAGCAACACGATGAAGAGCTAGACCGCTCTATCAAGCTGTCACGCACAAACACAATGACAAGCACTGAGTTTACAAACAGTGCAACAGACCGGGCATCTAAAATTCTAGCATTCGACAGCTCTGGTGAGCTGAGCGTTACGACTGAGCTTGGTACATTCAAAGGCAATTGGGCAGCGTCAACGACATATGCTTTGCGTGACATCGTCAAAGACACAAGCACCAACAATATATTCATAGCCACGACAGCGCATACTAGCTCTGGCTCTCAGCCGCTAACGACTAACACCGACAGCGCGAAATGGTCGCTGCTTGTTGATGCTTCATCTGCAACGACAAGCCAGACTGCCGCTGCAACCAGCGCCAGCACAGCGTCTGACCACAGAGCTGACGCCGCCAAGTATGCAGTCACAGCGCACAATTCAACATTTAGTCTATCGTCTACCAACTCTGGCACTAGCGGTTTGTATTCTGCGTTGCACTACGCCACAGAATCGGCTGCAAGCGCCTCAACAGCAACAACAAAAGCATCTGAAGCAACAACCGCAAAAACAGCCGCTGAGACAGCGCTGGATACTTTTGATGATCGGTTCCTTGGCGCGAAAGGCTCAGATCCAAGTGCAGACAATGACGGCAATGCTTTGCTGACATCAGCTCTTTATTGGAACAACAGCGATGGTTTAAAGGTTTACAATGGTTCAGCTTGGGAGCTGGTCAAACCATCATCAAGTGAGCAAACCAACATCAATACTTTGGCCGGTATCAGCAGCGATGTGACAACGCTGTCTAACGCGCTGTCTGCGACAACCACTTATACGGTCACTGTTGCCAGTGTTGGCGGCTCAAATGTGTTTGTGCTGGATGGTTCTAATAACCCGACAATTCAGCTTGATCGTGGCAACACATATATCTTTGACCAATCAGACGCAAGCAACTCAGGTCATACTTTAGCGTTTAAGAATGGCAGTAGTAGCTATACAACTGGCGTAACAACTACTGGTACGGCTGGGCAAGCTGGAGCCAAAACAACGATTATTGTAGATGCTGGTGCGCCATCTAGCGGGTTACTCTACTATTGTGTTGCTCATGGTAATGCGATGGGTAATAGCATCACTACTGTTACAAACAATTTTTCTGTTGTTGCTTCCAATATAGGAAACATTAATACAGTAGCTGGAGCCAATACCAATATCGGATCTGTTGCTGGATCAATAGCAAATGTAAATACGGTGGCCGGTACGCTAACCGCTGTTAATTCTTTTAATGATTTGTTCACGGCTGGTTCATCCGCGCCATCATCGCCTAGTGCTGGTGATCTTTGGTATGATACGACAAACAGTCAGCTCAAAGTTTATGTGGGATCGGCATTTCAAATAGCTGGTGCATATCTTCAAGGCTTAACCACAACGCATGTTTTTACAGCAACAGGCAGTCAGACAACCTTTACGACTGACGATGCCAGCCAAACTATGTCTATTCATGCTAATGGCAATACGCTTGTCTTTAAAAATGGTATTCGTTTGGTCGAGGGTTCCAACAGTTCAACAAACGACTATCATATTAGTGGCAACAATGTAGTTCTTAATGCTGGTGCTACGGCTGGTGACATACTCTATGTTGAGGTGTTTACAAAGATAAGCACGACACAAGAAGCTTCTTTGGACGCTCTTGTCGCAACAGCAACAACACAAGCTAATACCGCAACAACCCAAGCTTCAACTGCAACAACTCAGGCAACCGCAGCAACAACGGCAAAGACCGCTGCCGAAACAGCGCAGACTGCTAGTGAAACTGCGAAGACCGCATCGGAAACAGCGAAGACCGCATCGGAAACAGCACAGGCAGCGGCTGAAGCTGCACTTGATAGTTTTGATGACAGATACCTTGGTGCAAAGTCATCGGCTCCATCTACGGACAATGACGGTAATGCGCTTCAGACTGGCGCGATTTACTGGAACAGCACCAGTAGCACACTTCAAGTTTGGGATGGGTCTTCATTTCAGCAAGGTGCATTCACGGCTGGCAGCTTACTCGCTAATGTAGTCGAGGACACAACTCCTGTTCTTGGGGGATCGCTTGATGTTGGAACGAATAGTATTGTTTCTGTCAGCAACCGCAATATTGCTATCACTCCAAATGGTAGTGGCTCTGTGGTTCTTGATGGATTGAACTATCCGCAAGCAGATGGTTCAAATGGTCAGTTCTTAAAAACTAATGGATCAGGTCAGTTGTCTTTTGGCACAGTGTCAACGCCTAGCTTGTCTAGTCTTGGCATAGCTAATCACAATAATTTATCAGTCGATGGCAGTGGCAATGTTGCGCTTGGCGCAAGCAGCGTATCATTTGGCACAAGCAAATGGGCAATTGTACTAGACGGTAATGATTTAGATTTTCAATACAACGGCAGCACTGTTTTCAAGCTGGCCTCAAGCGGGGCTGTAACGAGTGCTGATAATATCACAGCTTATGGGAGTCCATAATGGCAACAACTAAAGCATTATTAATGGCTAATTTGATAGACGCTAATGGTGATGTTCAAGCCTCAAACTTAGACAATGTTGCAGCATTTCCTACCGGCTGGTCTGCTGCATTAGATGGCTCTGACATGGTGTTTAGATATACCTCTGGTGGTACAACTACTGAAGTATTTAAGATCACCACGGCTGGAGCTGTAATTGCAAAAGATAATGTAACAGCATTTGGAGCGCCATAATGGCTATAGCAGCATCAGGAGCAGTATCATTTAGTGATCTAAGGACTGAGTTTGTTGGTGGTTCGTCAGCAATTTCCATGAGCGATCTTTATCGTGGTGGCTCTAACATTTTGACAAAAGCTGGTGATAACCCAGCGGTAAATATGGCGGCATCTGTGCCGACAAGTGGCACTATAGATGTGCAAGATTTTTACAGTACAGCCAAAGCTTTTAAAAATACTGTTAGCAGTTCAACAACCAATGTTGATGCTAATACTTTGTTTGGTGATGACTACGATGTTAACTATCCAAAAATTATAGACATAAATTCTGGTGTTACTATTGGTGGGTCTGGTGATGAAGCTATCGACATCCCATCTGGATTAGCGTCAACGCTTACTATCAACAATGCCGGAACTGTCATTGGCTTTGGTGGTGCATCAGCCGGAGCAGCCGGTGGTTCTGCCATTAACTGTGCTTCATCAGGTGTGACTATTAATAACACAGGCCAGATTTCTGGTGGGGGCGGTGCTGGAAATGTAGGCGGTCAGGGCGGAAACGGCAGTTATTCTCAGACAACAGGCCCGTCTTATACTTCTAGTTATCATACTTGGTGGTATATAGATAACTTTAGTCGTGTTCGTGTTTATTGGGGTGGGAGCGCACAAGGTAATATACTTTCATATACTGGCAGTGTTACGACTGTATCACATGGTGGCTACACTTACACTAAAGGAACTTATGTTCAGAGTGTTTCTTGTGGTAACGATGATAACTGTGGAACTTACCGTATAAGCAGAACTGGAAGTGTATCAACAAGTGGTGGTGCTGGTGGCTCTTTTGGAGTAGGTGCTGGCTATAATCAATCAGCAACAAATGGAGGGAATGGTGCGGCTGGCGGCACAAGTGCTGGGGCTGGCGGTGCGGGATCTAACGGTGCGGCTCTAGGAACAGCGGCATCTAATTCTACTGCTGGTGGTAACGGAAATGTTTCAAACGGAGCAGCCGCAAATGCTGGTGGTGCGGCTGGGGCGGCTGTATCAGGCACATCAATCACGATGAATAACACAGGCACTCTGCATGGAGTGGTTGCATGATTAAAGTTATTGATGATTTTTTACCTGATATGGTTTTTCAAACTATGCACGACATGATTCAATCAAACTATTTCCAATGGCAGTATGAACCAAAATCATCTAACGCAACTGTTGATGCTGACGATCACATGATGTCATCTATGATGTATTCGTTTCGTGAAAAAGATTTAAATATCGATAGTTTCTGGCATATTTTTTTTCAAACACATCATCATCATGTTCCTTTTGAAATACCTATTCGTTTGAAAGCTAATTTGTATTTAAATAAAGGTAGAAAAATATCTCATTCATCTCATACCGATATTTTTAATCATAATTATTCTGATGGTGTTGAGCCAAATGTTGTTACTAGCGTTTTTAATTTTCACGATTGTAATGGTTCAACAAATATTACTAATTCAGATGGCACTGAAGAGATAGTTGATAGCAAGGCAAACAGAATAGTTTTTTTTGATAACGGGCCTCACTATGGCGTTACTCAAGATGATCAACCTATAAGAATAGTCTTAAACACAAATGTTTGGACAAAAATTCCTGATGGATTGATGCAATGACGGCGGTTGAAAGATATGACATTTGCAAAGATTGTGAATTTTTTTGGT